CATTCACAGCGAAGTTGTGCGAGAAACGGTCATGGGACTAGCCGCTGAAGCAATCAAGCTGCTGCGGGACCGACTTGAGAACGAATTGCCACCCATCATCGAGGGTCAGGACGCAGTTTTTATCCGAGTCGAGATGGAAAAGGTCATCGGCGATTTCTGCGAGACAATTCACTCTGGTTTCGGAATTGAGGATGCCTTAGATGGCTCTGAGAGCGATTCTGAGGCTTTGGAGGGTGATGAGGAGTATGACGAGGAGGAAGAGACTGAGGACTTCTCTGCATGAGCGAGGAAGCCGCCATAGTATCGGGCGAAGTCAAGCCCGAGGAGCTGATCATCTCCGTCGATGAGAACAAGGCTGACGTAGCGGAGAAGAAGGCTGCTGACGTTAAGGCAATACAGTCCATGTGGACTGATTCGTGGCGACCACCCGATAGAAGAAATGCATGGCAATGGGCTGAAGGAAAGACTGGGATCACTAAGATACCGTATTCGCCTGTGCCGGGTCGTTTCTCCACCGTATCATCGCCTTGGGTTAAGGAGCCGCTTGAGACTCTGACCGACCCTACCTGTCAGACTGTTCAGATCGTTGCTGGTATTCAAGCATCTAAGACGCTGTTGATGGAGGTTGGCGCATCATTCATCACTCATGCCGCCCCCGGCCCTACCTTATGGCTCGATCAAACCGATGCGGAGGCAGCCGACGAACTTGACGGGCGACTCAAGGAGCTATGGAAACACAGCCCTGACATCGAGGGGCTTATACCCGGCACTACAGGAGTTAACCGATATAAAAACAAGCGCAACAAGGTAACATTCCTTAACAGTATGCCCTTTTGGTGTTTGGGCGCATCGAACATCAAAAACCTTCAGCGTCGATCAATTCGCTACATATTTGGCGACGAGACTTGGCAGTGGCCTGATGGTCGAATGCGAGAAGCACTAGCGCGTCTCAAGTCGTTTGGCTGGTTGGGTAACGCAATGTTCAGTAGTCAGGCTGGACACGTCGATGACGACACCGACAAAAACTTTCGGGCTGGAACACAGGAGCAGTGGGAATTTGCTTGCATAAACGACAAATGCAAGACCGTCCAGCCCTATCTGTGGGAGAACGTGGAGTGGAGCGAGGATGCAAAGCAATCTGGTGAGGACGGTAAGCCTGACAGCTACGACTTTGACCTAGTTCGTCAATCAGCCAGAATCGTCTGCCCTGAGTGCGGTCACGAACACGACACCAGCAAGACAATGATCCTGCGCCAAATGAACGATGAGCGCAGAGGGGCGGGCTACAGGGTAATGAATCACTCCGCGCCAAGTAACCACCGCAGCTTTCACTGGAACGGTATGTGTTCCACTCCCGCTGGCGACCTAGCAGTGTTGTATCTACAGGCTAAGATGGCAGCCCGCAAAGGCGACATCACCGAGCTAGAGATTTTCTACCAGAAGCGACTCGCACTACCTTGGCAAGACTCGTATGAGGACTTCAAGTTCGACATCGAGCCGTCAGAGTATGAGCTGGCCGAAGAGTGGGAGAGGGAAGGTATGCTTACTCGCGGCAGAAAGCTAATCACCAGACCAGAGGAGCCATACAGGGATGACTTTGAGAGCGAGGCTGACTACGGTGAGGCCAAGCGATCATACGACCGCACAATTAAGGGCGGCAAGAGGCTTCGGGTCATGGGCGTTGACTGTCAGCGTGATCACTTCTGGGTAGTTATTAGGTCATCCGATAAGGAAGGTAACTCACGCTTGCTATTTGAGGGCGGCGGTCGCGATGTCGAGGAGCCTATCCTGACTTGGGAGGATCTGGACAAACTGCAAGAACAGTATGAGGTGGACTCGCGTTTTGTGTTCGTTGATGCGGGACACAATACCGCTAGGGTATACGAAGAGTGCGGCAAGCGCGACTGGACCGCCACAATGGGTCGAGGTGAGGGAATGTTTCCCCACAGAACCAAGTTGCCCAACGGCCAATACAACAAGGTCGAGCGAATCTACGCTCCGGTCAAGAAGGTTTCGCTGGGCAGGGGTAAGACTTGCCGTATGCACTACTTCTCCAACCTACACGCCAAGGACATACTGCACAGGCTCAGGCAGAACCAAGATCCTAGCGACGGTCTAACTTGGGAAGTCCCGCAGGGCGTGTCGGAGGGCTACCTCAAGCAGATGGACTCGGAGGAGCGAGTCAAGAAGTCTAATGGGAAGTATCAGTGGGAGCAGATCGGCGCTAGGCCAAACCACCTTTGGGACTGCGAGATTTTATTCGTAGTGTTCCTGTCCATGATGAAGATGACCGGCGGGGACATAACTACGAACGCCGGTGAGGGCCGCAAAACAATCGAGCAGCCCGACCCAAACGCATAACGCCCCAGCCGTATGACGACTGAGGCGATCTGCTTGCTATTGGTTAATGTGTTGTATTAGCAGCCGGGTCGATCAGGACGGCAGTCGCCTTGGTTCTGGTTCTGATTTTGGTTCTGGTTAACATTGATGTTGATGTTGCTACCACCACTGCTACCGCCGCCGTTACCGCCGCCAGTAGATGTGGATGATGCGTCACCGCCGTTACCGCCAGTAGCAGTGGCAGATCCACCGTTACCGCCGCGACCACCGTCACCGCCTTGACCGCCAGCACCACCAGCACCACCGTTTGCAGTGTTGGAGTTGTTGTTGGTAGCAGATCCGCCGGTAGCAGTCCCGCCAGTAGCAGTGTTGGAGTTGCTGTTGGAAGCGGAGCCTCCTGTGGCGTTACCTCCACGACCGCCAGTTCCACCAGCCGCGCTAGATGCAGCGTCAGAAACGGCACTAACAGCGTTGTTGATGATGGTGTCAGAGCCGAAAGCGTCTTTCATAATGAATGCTTCAGCAACGCCACCGGCAGCAGCTACAACAGTGTGACCGATTCCGGGGCCACTTGCAGTTGCTACGATTTCGGTGCGTGATGGAGCGCACTTACCGTCACGGTGTTCTACCAGTGCAGTAATGTTCGGACCATCGAAGGTGCGAGCATTGACGCGATAGTATACAACGTCACCAACAGTCCCAAGTTCCTTAGTGCTTTTGCAGGATACGAATGAGCAGGATGCGATTAGTGCGATTAATGTGTATTTCATTGTCATATGGCTCACATTATGGGCAAAACACTTCGCCTATCAAGTGTTTTTTTTCACATAAGTTAAAATAAAGGCTTTGACAAATGCGGTTGACGATGCAAACTGTAGTATATGGTAGCAGATTATTCCATCGGTTTTACGCAAAAAGAGGTCGAGGCGATCATGGCGGCTCAGAAGAAGGAGCTTGCTAAGGTTTTAGTCTCCTTCTCTGACAACGGCACTCAAGCTGTTCGCAGGAAGCTGGATGACATCAATCAAATCATTGCCGCTTGCCAGAAGGCACTCGTGAAGATGGACCCTGAGCGATACGGTAAGAAGCACAACACGATGGTAGCTACGGTTCCTCGACGCATCCACAAGTAAGAATTATGTCTCCTAAAATCTCGCCAATCAAGAAGGCATTCGCAAAGGGAACCAAGGGCTTGTTTGATCTGGCTTTTGGTTCATCTTGGGATGCAGCCAATTATAGCCCAAAGCGGGCGCAGACCCCCGGCGCAGCACCATCTGACTTCAACACTGATCTCACGACGCAGACTCGCGAGGAGTTGGTCAAGGGATCGCGCTACATCATGCGAAACAGTGGACTGCCTCGCGAGCATCGTGAGCTTTACTGGCTCTACGGAGTTGGCCCAGAGGGTCTGAAGATGCAAGCCACGACTCAGGACGATGAGTGGAACGAGGCGGCAGAGCAGTATTTTAAGAAGTGGTCTAAGAGGGCTGATGTTACGGAGCGTTTTGACTGGGCTTACATCCAGAAGCTAGTCAGCTTTGCAATCGACACTGACGGCGAGATATTCGTCGTTAAGACCCGCTCTCGCCGCACTAGAGAGCCTAGACTGCAACTCATTGAGACTCACCGTGTCTGCAACAAGGATATGCGCAGCGCGCCTGAGTCCGAGCAGAATGAGAAGTGGATTGACGGCATTCGCGTCGATCACCAGACCGGCAAGCCAATCGCGCTTGGTGTCAAGGACGAGGCGGGATACGTCAAGACTGTTCGTTGGAACAGTGTCATCCAAGTCGCCGAGATGGAGAGCGCCTCCGCATATCGCGCAATCCCCACCCTTAGCCACTCGATCAATCACTTCCTCGACGAGTCAGAGATTCTGGCTCAGGAGAAGGCTAACGTCAAAGCTGCGGGAGACGTAGTGAACGTGCTGAAGCGTAAAGGCGGCGCACTTGAGGAGGGAACAGACTACGACCCATTCGGCGCTAACGACCTTGACGAGAACGGCGAGATGTCCTCCGACCCCAAGGCACTTGCCAACATCACCGGACAGAAGACGCTCGCAATCTACGATGACGAAGAGTATCAGAGCATCGAGTCGAATCGTCCAAACAACACTTTCAACGGATTTATCGACCTACTGCGTGAGGACTCGCTTCTGGGCGGCACACCCGGCGCGCTCGCTATCGGCGGCAAGTCATTGAGCGGAGCCACCAACCGACTGATGGTCGCCAAGGCAGAGCGGAAGTTCAAGTCCCGCACCCGCACCATCACTAGCTTCGCTGAGTCCGTATGGTTCTTCGTGATCGGTGATGCCATTGACCGTGGCGAGCTTGCTCCAGTCAAGGGCTGGTCTAACATCTCTGTAACGCCTCCGCGCAGCCTTACTGTTGATTCGGGCCGCGAGAGCGAGTCTAACCGCCGTGACGTTGACGCTGGCATCAAGCTCGTCAGCGACAGCTACGAGGAGCAGGGCGGCAACTTCATGGACTCCATGAGGAAGAAGGCTAGGCTAATCAGGCAGGTCAAGGAGCTTGCTGAGAGCGAAGGCATTGACCCCAAGACACTTTTCAACTTCGACTCTGAGAAGACTATCGCTCAGGAGTCAGCGGGAAGCGACGAAGCTCCGAAAAACAGTGAGTCTGGCGGTGCGCCATCAGGCTCTCCCGCAAAAGGATAATTACAAACACAACAATCTATGATTAAGGAAGCTATAAACAATGATGCGTGGGCTATAATGCCATCATCGCTCGATAACATCTCCAGCAAGGTGCTTGCGGGAGTGAACGACCCAGTTCTCACCGAGGGTGTTGCTGAGGGGTCTGACGGAGCCTCTTACGTGGCAGCTAAGGCAGCGTTTATGTCGCAGTTCGAGGAGCAGCTTCGCGTTGACGAGAACGGAACCGGATACCTTTGTATCGACGGCCCCATGATGATCAACCCCGGCCCTTACGAGCGCATGGCTCTGGGTGCTGCTGATATGGGTCGCATCGGAGAGCTTGTTAGAATTGCTGCTGGCGAAGAAGAGATCACTAGCCTAGTGATAGAGATCAATAGCCCCGGCGGGACAGTAGTTGGAACGCCTGAGTTAGCTAGTGCCATCCGAGAGTTCAACGCCAGCGGCAAGAAGTCTATTGCATTCACCAGTTCACTGATGGCTTCCGCCGCTTACTGGGTTGGATCACAGTGTAGTAAGGTGGTTTGCACAGAGTCCGCTATCGTTGGTTCGGTTGGCGTTATCCGCGCTCACGTTGATCTTACCGAGGCCCGCGCTCAAGCCGGTGTCAAGGTTGAGGTTTTCCGTGGTGGCGCTAACAAGGTCGCTGGAGCATACAGCACGGAGATCAATGACGAGCAGCGGGAACTTATCCAAGAAGGCATCGACGAGAAGCACATGGAGTTCCAAGAGGTTGTTCGCGCATCGCGCAACATCGACGTTTCGATGCTTGATGGACGCACCTTCTACGGCAAGCAAGCTGCTGAAAATGGCTTTGCTGACTCCGTCGTAGCATCCTTCGCATCACTCTCATCCGCTAACGATTATGACGATTACATGACTGAGTCCGAGGAATTATCTGAGGGTGAAGTTGACAACTCAAGAAAAGATATGAGCATTCCTGCTGAAAACAACGAATCGGCTCCTGTAGCAGAAATCGCCGAGGGCGAAGTCGCTATCAGCGAGGCTGTCGCAACGGAGCAAGCCGAGGAGTTTGCTTCTCTTGAAAACACCGCCGACGACTCCGCTGAAGAGATCGCTACTGAGACTGCCGAAGAGGTTGTTGAGGAAGAGGTTGCTGAAGAGTCTGAGGAAGTAGTTGAGGAGCCTGTTGAGGCTGCCGACGAAGAGGAGAAGGAAGAGTCCGACGAAGAGAAGGAAGAAGAAGCTGAGGAAGTCGAAGCTGAAGAGTCTGACGAAGAGAAGGAAGAGTCCGACGAAGAAGAAGTCGAGGAAGCTGAGGAAGCAAGCCTTGAGTCTCGCGTTAATGACCTCGCATCCAAGCTGGACGCTATCATCGCTGCTCTTAACCCATCCGAAGATTCCGCTGAGGAAGATTCCGAAGAGAAGGAAGAAGAAGCTGAAGAAGCTGCTGAAGAAGCTGCTGACGAGCCTTCTTTCGAGGATCGCGTAGAGGAAGCTGCTGAAGCTAAGGCTGCTAAGATCGCTGCCGACAGTGGTGTTGATTCAATCGAAGTTGCTGCCGAAGAGGGTGACTCCAGCCAGTATGCTGGTTTTACGGACGCAGAGCTTTGGGTGGAACACTCCAAGATTCGCACCGAGGAAGGCGACAGCGCCGCCCGTGCATTCTACGTGAGCCAGATCCGCAGCAAGTAATTTAAACAATCTGCCGCCCCGCAAGACGTGGGGCGGCCTCTTACACACACAACAATAATACAAATACACTATGGCAAATACCACAGCCGCCGTGAACGTGGATCGACTCGCTGAGCTGACCCTCGACACGCTTATGACAAAGGGTGTGCCTTTGAAGGCATTCACCACCGACCTCACTTCTGCTGTTTCTCAGCGTGGTGACGTTGTTCGCACTCGTTACGCAGGAAACCCTAGCGTTGTCGATTTCTCCGACCCCGCTAACCGTGTTGCTGCTGACGCTGACCTCACTGACCTCTCTGTTACTCTTGACCAGTATCAGGGTGTTGGAATGGGCTTCACTGACCTTGAGCGTAGCTACACCGACTTCGACCTCATCCAGTTCCACATCGAGCCAGCCGTTGCTGCTCTTGTTGACAAGATGATCGAGGACGCACTCAGCCTCGCCGTCAGCGGAAACGTTTCCGACACACAGGTTTCCACCGCTGCCAACTTCGACGCTGACGCTGTTGCTGACCTTGCTGAAGGTCTTAGCACCCGTAAGGTTAGCACCGCTGGTCGCGCAATCATCATTCCTCCGTCCTACATGAACGGTCTGCTTAAGGACTCCGTCCTTATCTCCGCTTCGGACAACGCTGAGGGACGCACTCCTCTTCGTGAGGGTATGGTTCGCCGCATCCACGGTTTCGACGTTTTCGAGTATAACGGCACTATCCCTGCCAACTCACGTAACATGACTGGTATCGCTCTTCAGCCACAGGCACTTGCTATCGCTTCTCGCGTAGTTGCTGCTCCTGAAAACTGGAACGGTCAAGTTCGTAACATCACCGACCCTAACAGCGGTCTTACACTTCAGCTTCGCCACTGGTATGATGACATCCAGCAGCGCACTGAGATTTCCGTTCTTTACGGAGTGAACGCTGACAGCACGACTGGCTCAAAGGCCACTGCTATCGTTTCGGCTTAATTGTTAAAACCCTAAAGGGGGCGGGTGGTAATAGCCGCTCGCCCCTTTTTTTTACCTCATAATATCTACATTTATCACATCATGGAAAAAACATCACTTGTAATCGGATTTAACGGCGGCAAGGCAACCATCGTCGCCTGTGGGGACGTTGACGCTTGCTTCGACGCTTATCGCAAAGAGATCGACAGCAACAACTTTGAGTTCATCGGACTACTTCGTAAGCCAGAATGGTATCGCAGAGGCAAGCCACTCTTGGTTCAGAAGCAGAAGGAAGATGCTCACGCCAAGCTCACTGACGAGCTTAGCAAGGCCAATGAGAAGGCTGTTGAGGCGGTCGTAGAGGCAGAAGCTATTGAGGAGCAACTCAAGAAGGCTGACAAGCCCGCGCCAGCCAAGAAAGCCCCAACTAAGAAGGCAGCCAAGAAGAAGGCCGCCAAGTAATTACAGGACACTTTTAGTGTGTATACCGCCGTCAGTCGCCTAGAGGGGTGGCTGGCGGCTTTCCTTTTACGTTGACGGCTCTATAAAGATATGGGTAGGAATTTACTCCAAGAAGAGATGTCGGATGCCGTCATCGAGATCGTTGATGACGCAGGATACGACATCGAGTGGAAGGGCCGTGAATACAGGGCTATCCTTGATGACCCTCAGATCATGCAAGAGCTTGAGATCGGCGGGTTCGCCCCTAGTGGTTCTTGGCTGCTAAAGATACCTAGAAAATGCTTTAACATGGGCGACGGGCCTTTCCCTGAGATCAACGACAGGATCAAAATGGAAGGCAAGGCTTACAAGGTCATTGAGAACACTAACCGACCCTGTTCTCCGTTATTCGCCATTACCGTAGAGGCTTAATATATGAACATGGGAATCGAAGAGACGCTCAAGAGTTGGCTTGAGCAGGATGGCGTAACCGTCAAGGTGAATACTGGACTTTCAGCCGACGTTATCGAGAACGATGAACAGACCGTGTTCACGTCCGCTGAGAACTCGGACCACAGAGTGGGCCCGCTACAGATGGTTACTACTAGGTTCATAATCACCACACCGTCCCACATGAACGAGGATGATGACGGAAACTCCGCATTGCAATCGCATCAAGACCTGTCTGATCAAGTGAGATCCTTAGTCGAGGGGTGGGACGCATCAAACCTTAGAACAACCTTTGACAGCGAGCGTTCACCTGACGAGTTTCGCGGAGCATTCTTTGTAGGCGAGGAGCCTACAGTGTCCGAGGGCGGGTGGATAACCACGCTAACGCTCAATATGGGGGTCTTCAGAGGCTCTTAACGGTTGACAAACTAAATTCATTATGGCAGCACACATCGGAGTAACTTCTACTGACATCGCTACCCCTACGGGCAGCTATGCTAACGAATCGTCAAAGTCTAGCAGCGTGAACAGCGTGACCGTCCAAGATGAATCTGGCAACTTCGTGGTTGCAAGCACAACCAAAACCGAGGAGATCAGCTACACGCTCTCCGGTAAGGGTGATGCTGACCTCTCCAGCGTAGTGGCTGGAACCAGCTTCGTT